ATTTTTTTTGTAAATTTTTGAATTTTTTTGTTAATTTTTGAATTTTTTTTGTAAATTTTTGAATTTTTTTGTAAATTTTTGAATTTTTTTTGTAAATTTTTGAATTTTTTTGTTAATTTTTTACTAGATATATAATATGGATATATTAAATATTGTAAATAATGAAAATTATAAAAAGTTACTAAAAAAAATTAAATATTCAGATTTAAATAAAGATATAATTAATGGAAAAAAATTAATACATATATTAGCTCTAAGAGGGAAAATAAATGTTATAAAAAAAATTATAAGTAAATTTGATAAATTTAATATATATCAAACTGATGACGAAGGAAATACTTTTTTTCATATATTATTTATTAATGGTATATTTGATTTAAATTTAATTTATAAATATCCAGAATCTTTAGAAAAAACAAATAATTTGAATAAGCAAATATTTAGATTCTGTATTGATAATATTACGATATTAAAAAAAATAATTGTTTATCTAGTTAAAAAAGATTCTTTAAATACTATTAATATATTATCATATGATAATAAGACATTAATACATGATATTGTAGATAATATAACTAGAAAAAATAATTATTATAATTTATTAGAATATATTTTAGAAAATAAATTAAATATTAATAATATAATTTATTGTGATATTTTATTTTATTGTATAGATAATTCTAATTTATTATCATTTAATTTATTAATTAAATATATTAAAAATTTAGACATAAAAACAGATAATAGTGTACCATTATTATCATTTGCTATTATACATGATAAATATAAATTTGTAAAATCTTTATTAAGTAAAAAATATTTTCCAGATATTAATAATGGAGGATTAGAAAATAGATATATTCCATTAAATTTAGCAATAGTAAATAATAATAATAAAATTATTAAATTATTATTATCAAAACAAGTTAATTTAAATTTAAAAGATAGGTATCAAAATACTTGTGTTCACAACTTATTACTTAATTTTAATAAAGATTATGATATTGATACAACTATAAAAATTATTATAGAAGGAGATTTGTTTATTAAAAATTCTATAAATAAAAGACCTATAGATATTTTAAAAGAAAATGATGAATTAAAAAAAATTCTTAAAATTATTAAAGATAAATATCCAGAAATATTAAAAAATGGAAATTTAGATAATAAAAATTCAGAAAAAGATGTAAATAAAATAAATAATAAAGTTAACTTTGGATTATTTAATTCTGATACAGTGCATAGTATGATTTATACAGTAAATTTTATAAGAAAATTCAAAAATTTAACTGTACTAATTCAAGAAACCAATAAAATACAAAAACAATATGATTTATGGAAATTAAGAATGTATCATAATAATTTATCAGAATATTCAAATACATTATATTCATTAGTAGAATTATATACAAATTTATTTTATAATATTTTACCACATGTAATTATATGGAGAAGTAAAAGTTTACATTTCATACATCCAAATATAGTTTACTACATTCAAAAAGCTTTATTAAAAAAATACAGATTTATTTTAATTAAAATTACATTAATGCCTAATACTAGTACAAATCATGCTAATTTATTATTATATGATGATAAAAGAAAAGAAATATATAGATTTGAACCTTATGGTAAATCTTTTTCGAAAGCAGTTAACCATTTAGATGATAAAATAAAAGAAATTTTTAAAAAAGCATTACGTTCTGAATTTAAATATTATTCACCCAGTGACTTTTTGAACAATACATCATGGCAAACATTAAGTAATGAAAATGAAGATAAAGTTTTAGGTGACCCTTATGGATATTGTTTAGCATGGTGCTATTGGTTTTTGGAAAATAAATTAAACAATCCTGATATTGATATTAAAGTTCTAATGGAAAAAAAATTATCTTTAATAACAAATAATAATGACGATAAAAGTAATAAAATTTTAGAAGAGATAAGGCAATATTCTCATATATTAGATAGACGAAAAAATGAATTTATGAATTTAATAAATATATCAAAAAATAATATTTACAAAAAGTCTTATAACATGAAAGAATTTAATAGAATAATATCAGAAATTAGAAAATATTATGTTTAAAAATATATTAAAATTATTATAATAATAATATATTAAATAATAATGGAATGTTTACATTTAAAATCCTCCAGTATAAATAATAATTTTACTGAAGATATATCTGATAGTGATTTTTATAAAAAATATTATTTATTATTAAAAAAAAATAATAATTATATTTTTTATAAAATATATATATTTATTAAAAATAATCAATTATTTATTTACAAAATCCATAATGAAAAAAAAATTTTATTAAAAATAATTAATATATCAGCAAATACTAACTCAAATTATAATTATTATAACAATAACATTAAAATAGATTCTAAATGGAACTCTATAAGTATTCCTTGTGGAAATCATTTGTATATATATAATTTAAGAGAATTATTAGAAAATAATATTAATAATTTTAATGAAATTAGTTTTTATAAAATTAATAATAATTTTTGTGAATCGATAGTTCATAAATTTGATTTTTATAATCTATTTGTGTACGAATCAAAAGTAATTAAAGTATATTATACAAAAAATAAAAATATAATTAGAATTGAATCATTAAATAAAAATAATAAATTATCCAAAATAAATTCATATTTAAATAATCCTGTAGATAATATGATAATTTCAAATAATGGAAAATATATATTATTAATGTATTATAAAATTAATAAATTATATATCCACAATTTAGATTCAGAAAAAGAAGATAAATTTAAAGTAAATATTAATTCAAAAAAACAGGTAAGTGATAACACTAAATGGTTAATTTCAGATTGTGGAAATATATTAATTAACAAGTTAGAAGATCAAATTAATGTATTATTATTAAATAAAAAATCTTTAAAAATTTACAGTAAAAATTTTTTTGATATACAAAATAGTTCAATATCAATAATAGAACATACTTTTAATAATTTAATATTTAATAACATTGTTATACATAATTATAAAAATAAATTTTATAAAGTAATTTCTATTTTTAATGATAATAATATATTTATAGTTAATAATGAAATAATTTATAAATATGATATATCAGATAATTTTAAAGAATTAACAACCAATGGTAAATTATTTATGTTTAAAAATAAAGATAAAATACAGATCAATAATTTGGAATATATATATTCATTAGAATATATTAAATATAAAATAGATTTATTACTAGTATTATTTAAAAATAATTATAAAAATAAAGTTTTAAATAATATTATTTTTGGGAATAATACAACAAGAAAAATTATAAATATAACAGAAGAAAATAATGTTAGATATATTCTAGATAATATCATTAATGGAGATAATATATTATTTAATACTTTTGAAAATTTAGATATTCCTATTCTATCAAATATTAAAGAAAATACAATACTTGTTTTAAATAATTCAGATTCAATAGATATATTTTTTATGATATTGTTTAATATAAATATTATTCATACTATTTATTCAATAATTAATAAAGATGAATTAAAAAAAATTAAATTAGATATATTCTTAAATATTTTTATTGATATTAATGAATATTTACTAGGTTTATGTTCTGAAAATTTTCAAAAAGAGTATTTTGAATTTTTATTATTATATTGCATAACATTATATATAAATTATTTTGACTTTAATATTATAAATTTTGAATTAATTACGAGAGTGAATAAATTAATAAATATAAACCAAAAAATTAATTACAATTTAATTAGATAATTATTTTCTTAATTCTGGTTTCAGATATTTCATATTTAATAATTCAAAAATATGTTTTTCACTTTTAATTTTCATTTTTCTTTTAGTTTTTTTATTAAATAAACTATATTCATTTAATATAAAATTATTTTTAATAGCAACAAGTCTCATTTTTTTATTGAAATCTCTAGATCCTGTAAAATATAGCATTGCAGTATAAATAGATTCATATGGAATTAATCTTATATCTATTCTTCTAATAGGTTTAGTCTTATATTTACAAATTCCCATAAATTTTGTTGGAACATCCAAAGATGTAAAATTATCAACAATAAATTTTTCCTTTATTAATTTTTTTATAAAATTATTCATAACATTACTATTATTGCTTTCTTTTTTAGTTATAATATTATTATGATATAATAATACATCTATATCATTTGATGTTTTTTTCATTCTTCTATAAGATCCACAAATCATTAAATTTAGATTTTTGTCAAATTTTTTAACAATTGGTAATAAATATAGATAAATTTTATCTATTTCATTTCGTGGAATGTTTTTTTTAATTTTATCTTTATATTTTATTCCTTTTAAGATATTTTCAGGTAGTTCAATTTTTTTTTTTAAAATTAATTTTTTTAAATCTTCAACATTTTTTATTTTATATTTTTTTATTAATTCTTTTGCTTTAATTTCTCCAATTCCAAAAATGCTTGTTAAATCATCAATACTCTTAAAATAATTTTCATTAATATTATTTATATTTTTTATTTCTTTTAGTTTACCTGTATTAATTATTTCATCAATTCTTTTTAAAGAATTTTTTCCAATACCTTTAATATCTTTTAATTGTTCTGAGGATTTAATTTTTTTTGGATAATCTTTTAAAATTTGTAATACTTTTTCTGTACTTGATAATCTAAATGTATTTATATTTTGTTCTCTCCCATAAGAAGTATCTATATCTGTCTTTATTTGTTTTATTAACTTGTTAAATTCATTTATAATTTTACTATTCATATATATATATTATATTAATTTAAAATATTGAATATAATATAAAGTTTAAATCAAAAAAAATACTAAAAAAAATTGATTAAATAATTTCTAATAAAAACATTTAACTTTAAAATATTAATATAAATATTATTATCAATATTTAATAATAATATGTCTGATGATGAAGAAATAGTAAATACTAGTTTATTATCAGGAATTTCTAATTTAGGAAATACATGTTATATGAATGCTGTATTGCAGGTATTTAATGCAACAGATATTTTATCAAGTTATTTTATTTCAAAAAAATTTAATGAACATCTTAAGGGAAATATACTTGCTAAAATTTGCCAAAAGCAAGAGAAAGACCATGAAGAATCTGGTAAAGAAGGAGATATTGAATATATGGTAAGTAAAGAACAAATAAGAAGGAAAAAGAAAAACAGTTTAACTTATCAATATTATAAAGTTATAAACAAAATGTGGAGTGAAAATTGTATAGTTAAACCAGTATCTTTTAAAAAAAAAATAAATAAAAAAATGAAATTATTTTGTGGAAATAGACAAGAAGATAGTGCAGAATTTATTACATTTTTATTGGATAGATTTCATGAAGATTTAAAATTAGATTGTAAAATAATAGATATATCTTTATTAATTCCTGATGTAGTTATATTTAAAAATGAATATGATTTAAAAGAAAATATTATAAATGAAACAGATGATGAAGATAAAAAAGAACTATTAAAAAATGAATTATTTGAATTCATTAAAAAAAATTATAATTTTTACACTATTATAAAATATTTTGATTTTTGGAGAATGTATTTAAAAAATAATTATTCACCAATTATAGATATATTTACTTTTACATATTTAACAAAAATAGAATGCAATACTTGTGAAAATATTTCATGTCAATTTGAACCTGAAAATATTTTAAAAATCAGTATTCCTAAACAGGAAGAAAGTGTTGATATTCATGAATTAATTGAAAATGAATTTAAAGTAATTGAAAAATTAGAAGGGTGTGATAAATATTATTGTGATATTTGTAAATGTAAACAAGATGCAAAAAAAACAATTAATATTTGTAATTTCCCTGATAGATTAATAATTCAAATTAAAAGATTTGATTATAAATTAATCCAAATCGGAAATTCATTTCATCAAAATATATCAAAAATAAATACGAAAATTAATTTTGATTTAGATAATTTAGATTTAAAACAATTAGAAGAAATTAAAAATCAAAATGAATCAATATATGAATTATATGGAATAATAATTCATATGGGATCTCCTTCTGGAGGACATTATACTGCATACTGTAAGAATATGCTTAACAATAAATGGTATTATTTTGATGATGACGATGTATATCATGTGTCAGAAGATGAAATTTTATCTTCAAATCCATACATATTTTTATATAAAAAAAAATATAAAAATGATTTATTGGAAGATGATGATGAGGAAGAAGATGAAGATAGTGAAGATAGTGAAGATAGTGAAGATAGCGAAGAGGAAGATGATGAAGAATATTAAAAAATTTTAATTTTTTTAATTATTCAATAATAATATATTTATTATCAATATAATCATTAATTATAATAATAATATTGATTTTTTTTAATTTATATAAATATATTTTAATTTGTTCTTTGAAAGATATAACTTTAAATAAATATTGTATATCATAATTTTTTGGTAGTTTTAAAATAATAAATTTCGGAGGTATTTTTAAATATTTTCTTTGTAATATATCAATAATTAATTGTTCAATTGAATTATTGTCAATAGTTAATCTTAATTTATCATAATATTTATATGTACTTCCTCCCCATGGAGGATCAATGTATATAGCTTGTATAAAATTTATATTTTTCAATATATTTAAACAACTATCATTGTAAGTAATTATGTTATTAAGATTATAAATATTAATATTATTATTCAACATATCAAATCTTACTTTATCAATTTCAACACCGATTACCGTTTTAAAAATAGAAGCTAATGAAATAGTATCTCCTCCAACTCCGGATGTACAATCAATTATACTATTCAAAGGTATATTATGCTTTTTAAATTCTTTAGAAATTACATTTAAAATTTGCTTGGCATAATATGGAGTTGTAATGTATGAAATAGAATTGTAATCAATTTGTAGTTTATTGTATTTATTATCTTTTAATTTTGGAAAAAGTTTATTATAATATATTTTTTTATTATTATAATTCATAAAATTATAATTAAATATAAATATTAAATATCTAAATAATTTATTTTTAAAAATTTACATAATTTTACATTGATTATCAGAATTTGGTGTTTTGTTTGTAGATATTTTAAGATCTTGAAGTTCACTTATGTCAAATATTTGAGTATTATTATAAATAATTGGATTGTTATTTTTTTTTTTATTTAATTTATCTCTCAATTGATTTAAATTAGATTCAAAATACTTAATTTTATTTTTAATTTGTTCTGTATTTAATGTATTATTTTGATTAATTTTACTTTTGTTTTTATTTTTTTTTATTTCAAAATTATAAATATGATTTTTATCAATATTCATTACACAAAAGTAATTATAATTATTATTTTTAGATTGTTTTAATTCATTGTAACATTCATCTGCGGCACTTTTAATTTTAGTTTTATTATATATTTTATCACTTTCATAAGGATATACTAATCTAAATTTATACATTTGTTTATAATATAATGTTCTATAATATTTTTCTAATATTATAATTATATAAAAATTGATAAATAAATATATATATTAATAAACATTAAAAATAATCAAATAAAAAAATTTTAATGTCAGATAAATTCTTACAATTTCAGATTATTGATATAGATGATTTTCATGAAGAAGATGATGAAGGTGAGAAAAGCTTTAAAATAAGATTATTTGGTAAAACAAATAAAAATAAAAGTGTATATATTCAAGTAGATGGATTTACACCATATTTTTATGTACAAGTAGATAATAATTGGAGACATTCACATATATCTAAAATTATTGATTATATTAAAGGAAAAGTATGGCCAAAAGATTGCGTTGATGGTTTTATAAAATGTGAAATAGTAGAAAAATGTGATTTTTATGGTTTTACAAATTATACGAAATTTAATTTTTTAAAATTAATTTTTAGAGATTATGATTCTATGAGAGCTTATTCGCGTGTATTTCAATATAAAAAACATTTTATTGATTTTGTTACAAGGGGTCGAAATGGAATAAAATTCAAAGTATATGAATCAAATATTACTCCTATTTTAAGATTTTTACATGAAAGAAATATAAATGCTGTTGGTTGGGTACAAATAGAAACAAAAAACTTGAAAGAATTTAAATATGAAAATCCAGCATTAACAAATATATCATATAAAACAAACTGGACTAATATCAATCATGTAGATGATGATAATATTCACCCATTTGAGATTTTATCATTTGATTTAGAATGTAAAAGTTGTGATGGAGGATTTCCTCAACCGCATAGAATTGATGATAATATTATTCAAATTGGTATGACTTATTCAAAATTAGGTAATACAGAATGTTTTAAAAAAATTATCTTATGTTTAAAAGATACTTCTGAAATAGAAGGAACAGATGTAAGATGTTTTGAGTCAGAAAAAGATTTGTTGATGGAATTTACAAAAGTTATTATTGAAACTGATCCTGATGTTATTACAGGATATAATATTTTTGGTTTTGATTTTAAATATCTACATGATAGAGCTGTTTTATTGGGAATAGAAGCTAAATTTTCAATTTTGTCAAGACTTAATAATCATATGTGTAAATATGAATTAAAAGAATTAAAAAGTGCAGCTTTAGGAGATAATATTTTAAAATATTATCATATGCCAGGAAGAATTGTCGTTGATTTAATGAAAGTAGTGCAAAGAGATTACAAATTAGCTGGATATAAATTAGACTATGTTGCATCTCATTTTATTAGAGATAAAATATCAGGATTTGAAAATATAGATAATAATTGTAAATTAAATGTATCTAGTATTTTCGGAATAAAAAAAGATCAATATATAAGTATTTATTACAATGATGGTATTACAGATACTAATATTGGAAATAAAAAATATAAAATTTTAGATTTAGATGATAAAACTGATACATATATTTTAATTGATAGTAATTTATATATTAAAGAATTTTTAGATAAGAAATATAAAGTATATTGGTGTCAAGCAAAAGATGATGTAACACCAAAAGAAATTTTTGCATGTTACTCAGGAACACCATTAGACAGAGCAATTGTTGGAAAATATTGTGTTCAAGATTGTGAATTATGTAATAGATTAATGGATAAATTACAGATATTAACAAATAATATTGGTATGGCTAATGTATGTCATGTCCCCTTATCATATTTATTTTTAAGAGGTCAGGGGATTAAAATTTTTAGTCTTGTATCAAGACAATGCAGATTAGAAAATCATTTAATTCCTGTTATAAAGAAAAAAAAGAAAAAAACAGAAGAAGAGAAAAAAGAAGAAGATTTAAATAATAAGAATTTTGAGAAATTTTCAAATTTTCTTTCAAATAATAATTCTGAAGAATTTGATAGTGATGATGAAGGTTATGAAGGAGCAACAGTATTTGATCCAGTTAAAGGTGTTCACTATAATCCTATTCCTGTTTTAGATTTTGCTAGTTTATATCCAAATTCAATGATATTAAAAAATTTATCTCATGAAACACATGTTGAAAGAGATGGAGACTTTGATAATTTGCCTGGTTATAAATATAATGATATTACTTATACATCAAGTTCTGGAAATAATATTACATGTAGATTTGCGGAAAAAAAAGATAAATCAAAAGGAATAATTCCTAGAATTTTGATGCAATTATTATCTGCAAGGAAAAAATATAAAAAATTAATGGCAATTGAAAATAATAATGGTAATAAATTCAAAGCATCTATTTTAGATGGTTTACAATTAGCATATAAAGTAACAGCAAATTCATTATATGGTCAAACAGGAGCAAGTACAAGTCAAATATATAAAAAAGAAATAGCTGCCTCGACAACAGCAACAGGGCGCGATATGTTACAATATGCTAAAAAATTTATAGAAGAAATATTTGGAACAATTTTAAAATTATCTTTAAAAAAAGAGAAAGAAGAATTAAAGAAATATTTAAAAGAAGAATTTATTCATATTGAAGATGAAAAATTTAATCTACCAAATAAAGGATTTTCTAATAGAAAAGAATTTTATAAATGGTGTTACTCAAGATCAAGAGAATTGTTAAAAGGATATAAAGTAGATCCAAAAATTATATATGGTGACACAGATTCAGTATTCTTTGATCTAAATATTGTAGATAAAAAAACAAATGAAAAAATGACAAATCAAACAGCATTAGAAATGTCAATTAAATTAGGATTATTTTCATCCGATATTGTTAATATTCTAATGCCACATCCAATGAATTTAGAATATGAAAAAGTTTTATGGCCTTTTATTATTTTAACTAAAAAAAGATATGTAGGTAATTTATATGAAGAAGATCCACAAAAATATTATCAAAAAAGTATGGGTATTGTATTGAAAAGACGTGATAATGCACCTATTGTAAAAGTTGTATGTGGTGGAATTATAGATAAAATATTAAATGATCGTGATTCAAAAGGAGCTGTAGAGTTTACAAGAAACACATTACAAGAAATTATCACAGGTAAGTTTCATATGGATAAATATATTATTACAAAAACATTAAGAAACGGTTATAAAGATTGGACAAGAATAGTTCATGCAGTTTTAGCACATAGAATGACTGAAAGAAATCCTGGAGACGCACCACAATCTAATGATAGAATTCCTTATGTTTATATTGAAACTGATAAAAAAGTAGAATTACAAGGTGATCGCGTAGAACATCCAAAATATGTAGTAGATAACAAATTGAAATTAGATTATCTATTTTATATAACAAATCAAATTATGAAACCATGTTTACAATTTTTAGAATTAATTGTTGAAAATCCAGAAGATATTTTTAAAGAATATATAATTAAAGAACAAAATCGACAGAAAGGTAAAATGCCTATAAATTCATACATTAATATAAAAAACGATGAGCCAAAAGAAATAGAACTTGATAATTGTTTTGATGATAACTTGTTAATGTTTGATAATGAAATAACTACAATAAAAAATGAAAAAAAGCCAAAAAAAACTAAAAAAAAAAATAATAAAAAAGTTGAAAAAAAAAATAATAGTAAAATTGAAAATGATGATGATAATTTTTATATTAATATATAAATTTTATTTTATATATTTTTTTTAAATGGAGATTGAAGAAATAGAAGATAATAATATAAAAAATTCATCTATTATAGGTAAAGGAGCTTATGGCACTGTTTATAAAATAAATGATACAAATAAAATTATTAAAATAATGGATACATACTACTATGTTAATACTACAGATTATAAAAATTTAAAATTATATCAACCATTTTTAATAACTGAAATGTCTAATTATTTACACCTAAATAAAATAAATAATATTGGAAAATTTACAAATATTTACAAGTCAAATACACATATAAATTTAGAAATGGATGATTTAGGATTATCTCTTGATAAATTTATAAATAATTATAATATTTCACTTGATTATATTAAAATTATAATGTTTAAATTATCTAATACTTTATTAGATAGTTATAATAAATTTATAATTCATTGTGATATAAAACCTCCAAATATTCTAATCAAAAATAAAAATAACTCTGTAGATGTTAATTTAATTGATTTTGGATTAAGTAGATTCGTAATTGATGATGATTTTAATAAAGTTTATGATGAAATTCAAACTATATGGTATAGAGCACCTGAACAATTATTAAAATCTAAAGATATTAATAGTTATAAAATTGATATATGGAGTTTAGGAATTATATTTTTGGAATTATTATTTAATAAATATGGTATATTAAATTCCACTAATGAATTTACAATAATTCAATATATTTTAGCTATTATTGGCCTAGAAAATATTTCCAAAAATTATTTAGATATACTAGTTGTTAAATACCCATCTTTAAATTTAAATAATTATCCAATAGGTAATAATTTGCATAGGTATTTAGTTAAATATACAGCAAGTCCTGAATATATTTTAATTTTTGATTTACTACAAAATATGTTAAAGTTTGATCCTCATGATAGATATAATTACTCACAGATAATTAATCATAAATTTTTTGATTCAATTAGACATTTACATTTAGATATAGTAGCAAAAGAAATACCAATTGAAAATAAACTATTAGATTTGGAATATGATTTAAATTATGATTACATAAAAAAATTAAACCCTTACTATATAAAAAATCGTGAATATTTATGTTCATTAATTATACAATTTTATAAATATGACAAATTAAATTTTATTTCATATAATATATCATTTTGTATAAAATATCTAGATATTATGGCATCAGTAGAAAAAATAGAAAATAATGAAATTTTATTTTTTGTTATTTATGCTATAAACTTTCAAAAAACTATTCATACTTTTAACTATATTGATATCATATCTATTTATAAACAATTTTTGAAATTTAGACAAGATAAAATAATAGATCTTGAAATTGATCAAAAAATAAATGAAAATATATTTTGTGAAAAATATATTAATATTTGTAATAAAATGAAATTTAACTTTAATATTTGTTGTCCTATATGTTATGAAAAATTATTAGAAAATCTTGTCGATGAGAATAAAAATTTAATAGATAATTCTGAAATAATTAAGTATTATAGAAATATTATATTAAAATGTCAAATAAGTGATAAAATTTATAAAACAAATATTTTTGTCTTAGTACAATGTTGTTTTATTCTTATATATACAAAATTTAAAGTTTCTAATAAATATATTCAAAATATATTTAATAATGTAACTCTTGATCATTCAAATATTATTAAAAAAATAAAAAATTTAATTGCGTAGTCTATCGCGATGTTTCATCATTTTGAAATATTCAGATCCAGAATCTGTTCCTTTGTATGTATTTGTATCTGTAGAATAAAATTCATTAATATTTATTCTATTATTGGATGAATTTGAAGCTGAAATATAGGCATCAGAATCTAAATGTTTTTTTATATTAAATAAATCACTACTATTAATTGTAGATGAATGACTATTTTCAGAACTTTCATAATTCTCAGTATTAGAATGAGAAGAACTACTATTAGAAGAACTTGATGTTGTATTACTTGAACTCGATGAACCATTATTTTTACCACCTCCTGTCATTTCAGAAGACTCGGCATTTTCATAATAATAGTCTGAATCATCGTAATAATTGTCATCATCAAATTCATTTTGATTTGGATTAATACCTAAACTTGATAAAGTATCATTAACACCATCAAAATAAATTTCTTCAAGAGCTTGATCAATACTCGAATCTCCCCCTTTTTGAGATGAATTTAGAGAAGATGTGGCAGAATATAAAACAGCACCACCTTCTTGTTCATTTAAACTAGATGTAGCAGAATATAAAACAGCACCACCTTCTTGTTCATTTAAACTAGATGTAGCAGAATATAAAACATTACCACCTTCTTGTTCATTTAAACTAGATGTAGCAGAATATAAAACATTACCACCTTCTTGTTCATTTAAACTAGATGTAGCAGAATATAAAACAGCACCGCCTTCTTGCATATTATTATGATAACTTGGTGAATAGGTGTTATTATTTTCTAATACCATATTTCTCAAAGTATTTAAATCATAATCACTTAATGATGATTCAGATAATGCACCATTTTGTACTCTAGTAATATTTTTTAATTTTTGAAGTTCTACATCACTAATAGAATCAATGTAATTATCGTTATTTTCAGATGACAAAAAATTTTTTTTAGTTTGCTCTACTTGGTTATAATTATTTCCACCTGATAAATAATTTTTTTTTATTTGTTCTACTTTATTTTCATTTACTTGTTTTTTATGTACATTATTTTTTTGTTCACTAAAATTAATGTAATCATTAGCAACATTAAATAGTTCACTATCTAAATTTAAATCTAAATATTTGGTTCCACCACCTTCTTGAGATTTTATGTTATTAAAAATATTACTATTTCCTTCTTTATCACTTTCATCACCATCATCTCCTTTTACTTTATCATTACTTGATACTTTTTGTATATTATTACTTCTAGATGCAATATCTTGATTTATTAAATTACTTAAAATATCAACTTTATAATTATCAAATACACTGTCTAATTCTAAAAATTGATTACCACCACCTTGCTGAAATTTGAATTTTTTTATATCAATATTAGAAGGCATATTTTCACTTAATTCTGATAATAATTTATCATCTGAATATGTAGATTCTTGTTGACTTGCATGTTGATTTACATGTTGATTTACATTTTGCTTTAAATTTGGTAATTTATAATTATTATATCTTTTTCTATGTGGTACATTAATATTATAATTATTTAAAGAATTTTGTAAAAGATCAGAAGTAGTTAATCCATTATTTGTGAATAAAATATTTTCAGAATTGTTTTGTGATGCCGCAGTTTTTTTAACAATTCTTTCTATATAATTTTCATATTTTTTTGAAGATCCAACATTTTCTTGCTGTGAATAATTATTTCCCATTATATATAATATATTAACAAATAAAGAAAAAATTTTTTATATTAAGTTATAAAAATAATATATTTATTTGTATTATATATAAATGGATTTTATTATATTAATATTTTTAATATGCGTTATAATTGTTCTATATTTTAATACTCAGTATAACAATATGACTTATATAAAATCTGATATAGATAATCAATATTATTTAGTAAGAGATTTGGAAGATAAACAGAAATCATCAAATATATTAGCTAAAATTAAAAAAAATATTTTCAAGTTAACAGATTACGTTTATTCCTCTATGAAAAAATATCCAGAAATGCGACAATATATAAAACAACTAAATTCAAGAATAAAAAGTGTTATAATTACTGAAAGTACATTTAACAGTTCATATACATCTTATAGCATTAATAAAGGTGAACAAATTGTTTTTTGTATAAGAATAAAAGGAAAATATAAAATACATGATTTAAATTTATTAATGTATGTAGTTATTCATGAGATGGCTCATGTAGCTTGTCCTGAAACAGGTCATACACCATTATTTACAAAAATATTTGAATTTTTATGTTACCGTGCAATAGAAATTAATATTTATAAAAAAATAGATTTTAAAAAATTTCCAAAAGAATATTGTGGTATGATTGTTGATGAATCGGTTATATAAATAATTTTATTTATATATATTATTATGAATTTTCAATATAATATAAAAGATTTATGGAATCTAGTTGTACAATATGGATATATTGTAAGATATAATCAACTCGATGGGTTAGATTCATGGGTAAAACTTAAGACTATAATTTCAGAGATTAGTCCAAAAAAAAAGTACAAATGGGCATGTGATATGGAAATGCCTTTTGAAAATTTAAAAAGTTTAGAAAATAAAATTATTGAACCTATAGAAGATGAAAACCCAATAAATTATGAAAAATGGGAAAGAGAGCATTTTTTTATACAACATTTTAGAATTCCTGCAAAAAATAAAAATCCTAAAATGGTTAAAATTTTACAAGTAGCATACAATACTGGACAATTATTGGCTGAAAAATCTAAAATACCATATTTTTATGATCATTTAAATTTAAATCTTGAAGGTAAATTATTTGATTATTCACAAGAAAAATATAATTTATTTAAATTAGGTAATGAAATAATAGATCCAATAAATTATGTATTAAATTATAATTTATTTATATTTGGCGATACCTATCATAATAAATACATATATAATTATAATAACCCCTTATTTATCAATAATAAATATGAAAATATTGATGAGTTATATAATAAAATTTCAGAAATAAAAAATTCTTTGATTTAAATAATATTTTTTCTATTTTATTTAATAAAATTATTAAATAATATATATATATATAAGAATTATGGATGATCCAATGAAAATAATTTGGAAATATAAAAACAATAACAAAAGAATTCAATATAATGTATTTATATTTATTGGTGATTTAAATAAAGATTTAAATAAAATCTTAATGAAGATAAAAGATTTAAATTTATATAATTCATTTTTAGAACTTGATATTAATGATTATAAAAAACTTGAAAAAAAATATGGGGAATTTTGGTATACAAAATTTTTTCTTAGTTACCATATCAGATATATTATAAATCAAATATATGACTCTAACATTATGAAAAAGAAAATAATAGATAAATATGGAGAAAATTGGTTTAATAAACATATAAATATCAAAAATTTATATAGTAAAAAATTATTATACAGTTATGAAGCCTTAATAAAAAATATTAATGAAAGAAAAAATATAAAAAAAAAGAGAGAATTTGATTTTAATAAAGGTGAAAATGATATTACATACAAAATAAATAAACCAACTTTTTTAGATTTTAAAAAAAAAAAAGAAATTAAAAATAAATTTGATGTAGTTAGTGATGATAATTTATCAATCGACTCTACTTTATCATCAAATGAATCAAGTGATCAATCTATATCTGATTATAAAAATGATATTAATGAATTTAGTATATATCCTGCACTTAAAAATAGTATTGGTGGAAACATGCCTACTGAAGAAGATGAAGACGATAATGATCAAATGAATGATGATTTTAATTTAGATACAAATATTGATGATGTTATTGAAATAGATGATAATGAAAATGAAGAAATAGAAGAAATTTATAAAACTCTTGATAACAAGGATGATGAAAATGCTGATAAAACAACTAAATTAATAGAGAAAGCATTAAATGATAAACAAATTTTTTCAAAGAAAAATGATAATTTAAAATATTTAGATTCAGAAAGAGATAATAATGAATATGATGAATTATTACAAAATATTTATACAAAAACTTTTATAACAAATTTTTATATTTTTAAAGATGATACAATTGAACAGGTTAAAAATAAAATATGTTGCACAATTAAAAATAGTAAAAAATTTGATAATGATTCCTATATAGTTCCATCAAGACAATATTTATGGGGAGAATATGTGTATGAAGATAAAATTAATAAAATTATGATTGGTCATAAATGGATGAGAAGAAATGAAATATTAGATATTGATACAGAACCAAATAATAATTTAAGATTATATGAAGAATTACAAAATAAATTGTCTATATTAAAAGATAATTTAAGAAGATATGGTAATAAAATAAGAAAAGAAGACGATAGTAATAATATAATTTATGATTATGAAGATTATATAACAAATAATGAAATGTTTCTTATAGATATTTACAATGAATTAGGATTAAATTATTCTAAAAAATCTGAAATAATCAAAAATTTACAAAATGTATACATTAAATTATATTTCCCAAAAATAAGAGTAGATGAAATTAAAGATATTATTGAATATTTAAATGGGAATAAAAAAAATGAAAAATTAAAAATTACTAATACCTATGAAAGTATTTTAAATGATTTAATTATTGAAAATGAAATTACTAATGTAGTTGAAGAAACTAAATTAAAAAATAATTTTAAATATATATTTAAAAGTAATTATATAACACAATCTGTGACTCATTTAAATTTAAGATTATTAGATAATACAAAGATTGATTTATTTAGAATATTTAATGAATTTCCAACATCTGAAAAATATCCTTTTATTCAATATCAAACAACTGAAGATGGTATAATAAAATATTATGAAAAAGATATAAATGAATTAAAAAAAAATAAACAAAGTATTAATATTTTATATAAATGGTTTGAAAATACTCCTTATGGAATAGGTTTCAAAGTTAAGATAAATGATAAAACTGGAACAAGATATATGGCCATTGGTTTGGATAGTAAAGGTAGAATAGAATATAAAACTCAGTGGAAAGAAATTGATAAAGCAACAATTGAAGATATTGTATTAACTTATGACTATATTAGAGATTTAGTAAAATTACTAAATAAATATAATAATAGAGTTAAATTTGCAGTACCAGAAAATAATGAATTTAAATATGCTTTTATAAATACAATCCAAAAATTTATATTACCTGATAATTTTGTAATTAATCATAATATTTTATCAAATTTTTCAAGATTTTTTTATCCATATATTTCTCTAGTTATCGATCCAAGAAAAAGGAAATCAAAAGAAAATATTGACGACACTAAAAGTAAATATGGTACTTATTTGAGATATAAACGTGTTACAAAATATGAAAATCAAGCTAAAATAGAACAAAGAATAATTTATTTTATGAGAAATTATGAATTTACTGAAAAAAAATTAGCATCTGAAATAAGTAAACAATTTAATATTACAGAAGAAAAAGCTTTAGAAAATATTATTTTAATTAGAAAAAAATTACCTAATTTAAAAAAATCAAGAAAAATTTTAAAAAAATTAGAAAATATACCAAAATATAAACCGGCTGGTATAAATATTGATATACAAGGGAAACAAAGGGATAAATATAAAATAAGAATTGCTGGAGCTAGAACAAAAGATCAATTAGACAGAATTATAACATTTATGAATATTTTGATATACCTTTATATCGAGGTTTATTTATATAAAAAACCAGAAAAACAATTTTTAAAAGAAAAACTAAATAAATTAACTAATATTGCCAAAAGAAGAAATAAAGTTAATGAAGTAGTTGAATATTCGAATGAAATAAAAGTAGTAAAAGAAATGGCAAAAATTGATAAACAACGTTTAGGATTTAAACCTGAAAAAGGTCAAAATCAATATACAAGAGCATGTCAGAACAGTGGTAATAATAAAAAACGTAGACCACAGCAATTTAATATGTCTAATATTAATAAATTAATTAATTCAGGATATAAATATAATAAAAAAACAAAAAAATATGAAAAAATTGTTAAAATAAAAACCAAAAAAGGATTACAAAAAATAACACTAAATGCTTTAAAACTACCTGAATTAGATGATACTGGAAAATCAACAGGAAATCATATTTATTATACATGTGATCCTAAAGAAAATAGAGAACATATGTATGTAGGATTTTTAACAAGAAGTACTAATCCATATGGTCATTGTATGCCTTGTTGTTTTATAATTGATCAATCTATATCAAAGAATAAAGATAAAAAAGACTTTTTTTATAAATGTTTAAATCATGAAAGTAAATCTGTTGATGATAAATCTGATACAAAAATATTAGGAGATATTTTATATATTCTTCAAGATACAAATAAAATTCAAGAAGGAAGATTAGGATTTTTACCAAAATATTTAAATTTCTTTTTTAATAAAATATTAAATAATAAAAAAGTAATTAAAAATCATTACTTATTAAAAACAGATCCTGGATATTATTTCAAATATGGATCAAATCAAACTGAATTTTATTTTTTAAATAGTATTGCTGTTTGTATTAATAAAAAAATTCCTCAAATAATAGAAATGATTATAAGTGCTCTTAAAAATGATAAAACTGAACAAATATTTACATCATTAAATAATGGTGAAATAAAATTACAATTTAAAACTATAGATAAATATATTGAATATTTAGAAACAAGTAGATATTTGGAATATAATTTATTAAATAATATCATTTCAATACCAGGAATATTATTACCCGGAGGAATAAATATTGTAATTTTTGTTAAAGAAAATATAGTTATTAAATCTTCATTAGAAAAACAGCAAATTAGAGAAGATTTTTACATTGAATGTCAAGACATTGAACAATATCTTAATCTAGAAGATATTAATAAAAATACAATTATCTTATTAAAAGAAAATAAAAATTATTATCCAATTATTTTTGTTCAAAAGAAAAATGAAGATACTAAAGATATAGAAACTAAAAAAATGTTTAAGTATAAAGATAATGATCAAAATATAATTTACCATATTAAAGATTTTTACAAAAAAAATTGTTACGGATCATTTATTGAAAATATTATTAAAAATAAATCTAGTATTACTTCAAAATTTGCTAAACATGTTTTAGATAAATTAGATAAAAAATATAATATTAGATATCAAGTTATAGATACATATTTTAAATGTAAATACTTAGTAACATATAGTGGATATTTAATTCCAATAGATCGATCAGGTACAATATATAATATTCAAATTCTAAAGGCATATTCTAATTATATTAAAGATTTATTTGAAACAGTTGATTTCTTAACGGAATTATATAAAATATCTGATAAAAAAATTCCTATTAAACCTATAGGAGTATATTATGAAGAAAAAAATGACGATAATATAATTGTTAATTCAATTATGACAGTTTCTAAAGATATGGTTCCTGTTAAAAAAATCTCTATAAAAATTAGTGATTTAGAAAAAAATAATTTGATCTATAAAAAAAATACTATTACTGATTTCATTGATGAAAATATTAATAAAGGTTATGATAGTATTATTATTGATAAAAGAATAACAAAAACAAAAGAAAAAGATTTTGAAGACGAATTATATCAATTATTTAGATTAGAATTTTCTCACTACATAAACAAAAATGAATCATCCAACTTTAAAAAAAGAATACAAAACATAATTAATAATAAAAAAATGGATAATATTATTAAAATTACCAATATTCGACAAATAATTTATAAATTAATAGATACTAATTTATATAATAAATACCTAAGTTTAATAACCAAAAGTAATGTACAAACTGGTGGAAAAAGTAATATTGTAAATATAGTATCTAAAGTTGATAATATTGAAAAATATGAAATAAATAATGACAGACAAATCTGTGATGTAAATATAAACAAAAATACATGTGAATCAAATTATCATTGTAAATGGGCATATTCAAAATGTAATATTGCAATTCAAGAAAATATGTTAATTAATTTTATTGGAAAAATAAGTGATGAACTTGTAAATAATACAATTGCTTCTTATGAATTATTACAAATAGATGATTATTTTGTATCTGATATTGTTAATTATAATAGATTCACTGAAAAAGAAGGACAAAGAATATTAAAAAGTAATAGTTCAATTATTAAAAATAAATTAGAAGAAATATTTGGTACAGAAAATGTACCAATTATTGGAAAAAGAAGAATAAATAAAAAAATTAAAGTTACATATGATGATTTGAATAATATTAATTTACCTTTACAAATAGAAAATGTAATATATCAGAAAGTACTTGGAAATAATTTAACTATCTTTAGAGCTTATGTTAATGGATATTACTGGATTAAAAATGATTTTAATGAAATGAATACAAGAAATTTAGCTTTTTATAGTGAAATTCAAACAGATTTATCAGTATATTTTAGAGGTCTTGTTATTAATTGGATTCTAGATAATAAAAATAAAATTAAATCAGATGTAAATGATTATATTACCTCCCAAAATTATTCTGATAAAAAAATAGAAAAAATATGTATTAATCTAGTAACAAAATACTATAATATATCAAACTGTTATATAGAATTATATACCTTAAGTAAAATTAATACTACAATTCCAATATGTATTTTTGATGATAATAATAATATAATTTATGTATTTAATGATGGTATAGTATACGATAAATATGATAAAAAATTAAATAATAAAAATATATTAGAAAAATATATAAGAAATAAATATAAAACTATTAATATTAGATTTGAAAAATATATAAAGAATATGTCACCAAAAAATATTTTTTCTATGTACTTTATAGATGAATAAACTTCATATTTTACTACCATAATAATATATAATTTATTTTTTAATATTATAGTTTATGAGTAATACATGTTCTAATAAAAAAGATTGCGTTAATAATAATATTTTATTAAAAGAATTAATTAATAATCAATTAAAATCCACTCCTTTAAACAAAAAATTAACATATAGTGATTTTAAAAGAATTATAAAGTATATCGATGTATCATTATTTGATGATAATAAATGTTGTTTATGGAACGGATACATTACAAATTCAAAACCTGAAAAAAACTATAAAGGTGCATATATAAATTTTTATTTTAAAAAAAAAAAAGTTGCATTACATAGATTATTATTTATTAATTTTAAAGAACATATTAGTGATAATGATTATATTAAATATACCTGTGATAATAAAGGAGGGTGTTGTAATATAAATCATATGGTAAAATTTACTTACAATAGTATTTTACCTTCTCAATTAACATGCAAGGAAGTTAAACAAAATACCAAAAATGATAAAAATGAAAAAAGTAAAATATTAGATGAAATAAATTCAGAAAATGAAGAAGATTTTGTTCTTGGATTCAAATAATTTAATTATTATATAAAATAATTTTATTTTATATAATATATTAGAAATGGAAAATGAATCTGAAAATGTTAATAATTTAAAAAAAAAATTCAATAAATTAAAAGTTGCTGAAAATAATTATATTAATGGTGGTTTTCCTCCATTTGTTAAATGTAATGAAAATGATGAAATATTAAATAAAAATAAAAATAGAGAATTCAAATCAGTAATTTCAAAAAATACAATATCACTAAAAGATTTATTAAAAAAAAAATAATTAATTATATATAATATAATATAAATATGAGTATACTTTTAGATTCATTAGAATATTTTGATAAAAATACAGAAAAATATGAAAATTTTAGACAACAAATTAAATATATTAAATGCACAAGAGAAAATGATGGATTTTTATATATTTATTTATATGATAAAGATAAAAATTTATTACATGATTCTAAATTTACAATAATTTCATCATGTTATGATAATGAAATTTGGAATTGGGCATGGAATATGCCATTAATTATATTTAAAAAAAATGATATATCAATAATAAAAAAAATTTTATTATGGACATTAGATTATACTAATTATAGCGTGTTTGAAGACATAAATGATGATCAAATTGAAAAAAAAAAGAATTTTTTTGATACACTTTCAATTAAATCATTTTTTACAACCTCAAAATTTATTATTAATCATCCTTTTGAAATAGAATTTTGTTTATCTGTTGTATCTTATTTATCTAAAATTAAATTTATATTTGAAATTAATAATTTAATTCTTATAGATTTAGGTAAAATATTAGATATTGATATTATAAAAAATAATCCAGATTCATTAAAATTCTATATTTTTGTTCATGATGATCCTATTATTTAAGCAATTCCGTAATATAAAGGTAATACATTTTTATCTATATTTACTTGATATGTATTTCCTAATGTATTAATTGTTACTGTATCTTGATCAAATAATTCTTTTTTTGATTCTATATTAAATTTAATATTATCATCCGATTTTGTTGGTACTGCATAATAATTAAATTGACCTGAATATAATTTACTACCAATTAAATTTAAAAATTTATATGGTTCATTCTCATTTTCATTATTAATTATTGTTAAAAGTCCAACTTTTCTATATGGTGATGGCATACCTCGTGTATATATTGGAACAAGAGAAGGTTCAATATAACCAGGTTCGTGTAAATTTCTTTGTCTAGGGGGAGTTAGTTTATCATAAATTGCTTTATAATCATAATTTCTTAAAACATTACTATTATTATTATTTGATAAATTATTATAATATTTTTTTTGTAAATCTAAAAGTTCATCTTTTGTATATGTTTCCCTTTGAAATTTAGATTTTAATAATGATTCTAATTTATTTTCTATAATTGAATCTATATCAGATTCAGAGTCTGTTATTGGTGCTACAGTTGTTGGTGCTACAGTTGTTGGTGCTATAGTTGTTGGTGCTACAGTTGTTGGTGCTACAGTTGTTGGTGCTACAGTTGTTGGTGCTACAGTTGTTGGTGCTACAGTTGTTG